TCACCCGCAATACATCCAATGGTGACGTAACAGAGGCCTTGTATCACATCCACGAGATCGCCCATAAGGCTCACATGAAGGCCTCCGGTGGATTTACGCAGGAACTAACCGCTTTGAATCCTCGCGTAGGTACAAGATCCCCTGATGAGGTGACCGCTGCTTTGCATAAGGCAGCGTCGGGATACGGTCGGACCGATCTTGGTACACGCAGGATGGAAACGTTTGCCGAGCTATCCGTTCTATATGTGACTTCAGGCCGTAGGTTTAAGGCAGAGCACCCCGTCGCCTATGAATGGGTGGATGCCATCTGGAAGGCTGCCAAATGAAGAACTTCGGTGACTACTACAAGGCAGCCCTTAAGTATCAGGCTGAGCAGGATCCTGTAGCCATGGGCAAGCTCTTGGTCGATGCAGCCAAGTCGGGGATGCCCCTCGACGATCTTGCCATGCTTGGTGCTCTAGCGGAGACGACCCTGATGGTCCCGCCGAATGGAAATCGTTGAGCGCTACAACGAGCTGCTCCGTTCTTCCGAGGACGAAACAATCAAGCTGCTTAACCGCGTGTTGGAGGGGTCGTTTAATCGTTTAGTACGCCGCGCTCGGGTAGAGATCAAGGCAGGGCAACTCGACAAAGCCGACCGTAGTAGCAGATTGCTACAGGAGTTCCGTCAGCTGATTCCCGTCATCCGCCCCGACAAGGTGGACGGGTACGACCGTATCTTCCGTAGCCTCCTGACTACATCAGGCAAATACGGCACGACGGTAGCCGAAAACCTGTCATCCGAGATCGGACTAAATCGCGTCGACGTCGCTGTACCACTCGAGGCGACGTATGCCGCAGCGGCCAATGCACGGAGTTATCTACGCAAGCATGGCGAAAAGTTTGCGACGACTTCAGCCGAGATTGTGGCTCAGGGAATTGCTGAGGGTCGCGCTACCGATGAGATGGTGATGGATATGCGCTCACGCCTTGGTGTTGTGCAGTCCAGGGCAGAGGTGATTGTCCGCACCGAGTCACTGCGTGCCTACAACGAAGCATCGAATAATTACTACTCCGCGCAAGGCATCAACACGGTGATGTACTACGCAACGGCTGATGACCGCAGCTGCCCGGTTTGTGCCCCGAGGGCGGGAATGATTTACAAGCGAAGCGAGATCAAGACACCGCTCCACCCTCGCTGCCGCTGCTATCTCGCCCCGTTTGACCAGGACCTGGCTGTCCTTGATCCTGAGTACAACGCGATGCGGTTAAACCACAGGGCTGAGGTGTCAGAAGCCCTGAAGCGCTACCGCGACGGTTCATTTAGTTTGAATAGAGCAGGTGTCTTCGAGCAGTTAGCACCGACACCTTTGGTGCTGTAAACAAAGCGGTTCAGCGCACGTAAATTGGTGTAGTTACATCACAAGCCATGGATCCTGCGATGATGGCCGCGATTGCAATCATTGTTGCAGCAGGCTCGGAGCTGATTGCGGTGTCCCCGCTCAAGGAGAACAGCTGGGCACAGCTGATTATTAAGGCACTGAAGGTAGTTTTCCCACGGGGAAAGTAGGTCATACAACTTGGCTCTACCGGTTTGGTCAATCAGGTTGGAAACGGGTCCTGCGTCGTTGGGCACAGGACTGGAAGTTTCATGCGACCCTGAGTAGCAAGCTGGATCAAGCCGAGGCTGAGTGGCTTGCGGATCAGCCATTAGCACCTACGCCTTTTGTGGTTCATGATCCAGTGGATGATGAGCTACAAACTGGCGATAGTCGGTTATTAGGGGGTGGAATGAGTATCCACTCTCCATGGTCAGATCAGGTCAAACGTGATAGCTAATGTGGGATGACGCTGTGAGGGCTAAAAAGCCTTTCTTGCCATGGCCTGCGGGTACTCTCACGACAATATGCAAGTACGCGAAGGCGAAGAGAAACCATATCTCAAGCCGACCAATCGCAAGCGGAGTGCTCGAGGTGCGAAATGCACCAAGCCTGCGGTCGATGGTGAGGGATGTGGTTGTAAAAACAGCAAGAAAGGGAAGAAGTCTTGTGGATGTGATTCTTATGGCAAAAAGATGGATTCGATCTACGCCCCTGGCTTCACCCCCGACCTGGAGAACCTCTCCATCTGAGCCATGGCCCTGACCCCTTCTACGCTGCGCCTTGACGGCAAAGGCCGAAATATCAAGTTCCTGGACGAGAAACTCCACGCCAAGGTCAAAACCGAGGCCAAGCGCAAGTTCAAGGTTTACCCGAGTGCTTATGCCAACGCCTGGATGGTTCAGGAGTACAAACGCCGTGGTGGCAAGTTCCGTACAGACAGCCTGGACAAGTGGTTCAACGAGAAGTGGGTGCGCATGAGCAGCACCGGCAAGATCCTCGGGCCTTGCGGTGACCGCACCAAGAGTGAAGGCAAACCAAAGTGTCTCCCCGCTGCCAAAGCGCAGGCCCTCAGCCCCGCTGAACGCCGCACCCTAGTGGCCCGCAAACGCCGCAACGACCCCAAGAAAGAGCGCAGTGGTGCTCCGATCATGGTCAGCTCCAAGACCGACATCTGGGGAACGGGTTTCGACGCTGAAGACGGCAAGAAGTACGTCAAAACCGTCACCGACCCCGAGACCGGTCGAAAGAAAAAGGTCCGCTATGGGGCCAAGGGTTACCGCATTTCCCCCGGTACACCAAAAGGGGACCGTTACTGCGCCAGGAGCTTTGGAGACATGAAGTCAGAAGGGTTTGATTGCAGCGGCAAGGAGAAGAACACTCCTCTGTGTCTGTCCCGTGCGAAGTGGAAGTGCTCGGGTAAGACCAGCCGCCGTGATGCCGAAGGCAAGCCTTGCGGTAACAGCACCATTCCTAAAGCACATAAGTGCTCCAAGGGAGGGGGTGGTTCCAAGAAAGCAGCTGTTGCAGCTGGTCTGACTGCTGCTCTTGTTGGTGGTGCACTGCTGCACAAGGGCAGCCGACGGGCAATCCTTGGCGCACCCGCTGCTGGTAAGCGGATGGTGCAAAGCGGGATTACCGAGGCCGTGCATCGCGCAACGGCCAAGCCCCCATCGATGAAGCTCACCGCTAAGGCGTTTCAGCAAATGAAACCACCATCGAAGACCGAACGGCTACGCGCTGCCGCAGCTAGCGCAAACAAGGAAGCAGAAGCAGCGATCAAACGCGCCTCCGAGAGCGAGCTTCGTCGACTCCGTGAAGTTGGCGAAGCGATGTACCTCTCTGGCAAGGCCACCCGTGCATCGCTTCGCAGCGGAACACGCTCACACCGTTTGACGGTTGAGAAGCTGCGTCGTCGTTATGAGCCTGGTTACCGCCGAGGTCGTAGCGATATGCAGTTTTATGGTCCGACGTATCTGTGACTACACAGAATGAAGTGACCGACTGACTGACATTGCCGTTTAACAAGCTTCCGTGGGACAGAGTTGTCCGGATCCATTTCTGGCGACCGTCTGGTGCGAATTGGCTGGACTGTCCAGCAGCTGAGGCTCGTTACATCGCGCAGCGGTTGATCTCAGAAGGTGCGGTCATTACCCACACGTCGAATCTGAACGGCTAGATCCCGTTAATCAGGTCACTCAGGGGAACTTTGTAGAACTCACTGAGAGCAATGAGCTTGGAGAGGGACACTTCAACCTCTCCTTTCTCAAGCCTGCTGTAAGCCGCCTGACTTACCGAGAGCGCCTCAGCCACTTGATTTTGCGTCATTCCAGAGTTTTCTCTCAGCGCCCGCATCCTTAAACACATGGCAAGCTGCCTATGGATCGCCACGTCATTTATTCGCTTTCCGTTTAAGGCTACTAGCTACAGCTAATAGCCGTAATCTAGTTGCATGGAAACATCTGTTTCTCGCTACGACTTCGCGCCGATTACCGGAAGCGAGACCACGGACGAGGGTTACCTTCGTGTGTGGTGTCGAGCAGCGCGGACGGGCACACAGTTGTACCGCCGTGCAGATGGCTCCCAAGTCCGCGAGTATCGACCTCCCGAAGAGGTCAGCAATCCGGACTCGCTAACCACGTTCGGGATGAAACCCGCAACGTGGGGTCACCCGCCCGTTCTTCTCGACTCAGCTAATACAAAGCAGTATCAGATCGGCTATTCCGGTAGTCAGGTCCGGTACAACGACGGCTTTGTAGAAGTCGCGCTTTTGATCACCGATCAAGAGGCGATCGAGAAGATCAAGCGCAAAGACGCTTCTGAAGTGTCTGCTGGATACAAGGTTGATTACGACGCAACCCCTGGCATTACCCCCGAGGGCGAGGAGTACGCCGGAGTCCAGCGCAACATCAGGGTGAACCACATCGCCATTGTTCCTCGGGGTCGGGCTGGCCCCGAGGTGCGCTTATTGATGGATCGAATGGATGCGGCAGACGCCGTCGCCTTTGATCCTGAGGCGCTCCAGCCCTGTTCAACTGCATCTCCCGTTATGGCAACCGTCAAACTCGACGGCCTGGAGATCGATCTGCCCGCTGAAGCAGCTACCGCGGTCCAGTCCTTCGCACGGGACATGGAGCGCCAACTGAAAGCTGTTACAGCAGAGCGCGAAGAGTTTGCCACCAAGCTCGACGCCCTTCAGAGCGAGTTCGATTCCATCTCATACGAGAAAGAGGCCGCTGAAAGCCGTGTTGATGCGCTCGAAGAGCGTGTTACCGAGCTCGAAGCAGGTGAGCCTGCACGCATGGATCAAGCCGAGATCGACCAACTGGTCGCCGCTCGTATCGAGACCCTGCAGCGTCTGGCCCCTGCCTTTGATGAAGAGTTCAAGTTCGATGGCATCGACGACTCTTCCCTTTACAGCCAAGCCTTCGAGAACCTGACCGGTTCTGCTCCTCGCGAGGACGCTGATCCCGCCTACATCCAAGGCGTGGTTGACGGCATCCTCTCCTCCCGTGAAGACGGTGGCGACGAGGTAGAAGAGGTCGAGGCTGCTATCGAAGGTGAAGCCGAAGTCCACGAGGACGAAGCAGATCGTGCTGACAGCACCGAGGGTCTGCGTGACGCCCTCAAAGGCGCAGGCCGTGGCACCGCTTCCCCGGTAGATGCCTACCGGAACCGGATGGCGGATGCGTGGAAGCGTCCTCTCACCGCTACTAAGTAAGGAGCCCTTCCATGGCTATCACCTTCACCGCTACTACTGTTTCCAACCCTTCTGGGGCACAAGGCAGCTATCCGCTCGACCTGACTGCTGGCCACGAAGGCATGTTGGCTGATCTGCAGGCTTATGTCTGCCGCAGCTACCGCAACCAGTCCGGCGCTGCCATTCCTTATGGCGTGCTGGTTCAGACCGACAACAGCCCCAGCAGCAACGATCCCTATGCGGTCGAGCTGGTTTCCGGCGTGTCCAACATCCAGGGCATGGCTATCAGCAGCCAAGTCCTCGAGGGCGCAAGCCTGGGTAGCAGCTACACCCCCAACCCCACCCCGGTTGGTCCTAACAGCCGTTATGGCTACCCCAACACCGAGACCGTGAACGTGGTCTCCAAGGGTGTGATTTGGGTGTATTCCGCCGAGGCTATTGCTCTTGGCGATGCCGTTCGCTTCTACATCAGCGATCACTCCGGCACTTTGGCTAACGCCTTCCAGGGTCGCTTCGGCAAATCTTCTGTTGCCGGTGTGACCGTTGCTGTGACCGGTGCCCGCTGGGTGTCTGAAACCACTGCCGCCGGTCTGGCTCTGCTGGAGATCGACATCCCCGGCATGACCTACTCCGCCGACTAATCACGGAGCTTCTCCACCATGACCACCGAAATCCGTAACGACGACGTCGGCGTGTTTCTGGCCCGCGAGCTAGAAACTATCCTGGCTCGCACCTTCGAGGTCGAGTATGCCGACATCAAGTACAGCAGCCTGATCCCCCTCTCTTCCGAGGTCGGCAACGGTGCTGACAGCTTCACCTATCGCGTCTTCGACAAGCAAGGCTCGATGAAGGTGATTGGCGACAAGGCTCAGGATCTGCCTCGCGCCGACGTCCTGCGTAAGGAAGTGACCCACCCGGTTCGTTCCCTGGGTGCTTCTTTCGCATACACCATCCAAGAAACCCGTGCTGCGGCCATGGTGCCCGGCATGAACCTCGAGCAACGCCGCGCCAACGCTGTGCGTCGTGCTTATGAGGAGAAGGTGCAGGAGATCGCCTACTTCGGTGATGCTCCTTCTGGGATGAAGGGTCTGTTCAACAACGATCAAGTTGACAAGACCGTCCCCAACAAGTGGTTCGATGACAGCAGCATCACCACTGACGAGATGCTGGAGCTGCTTAACGAGGCACCTACTGCACTCGTCAACAACTCCAACATGAAGGAGATGCCCAACACGATGCTCGTCCCTTACGACGTGTATCGCATCATCTCCACTACTGCCCGTAGCACCACCAGTGACACCACGGTGATGGAGTTCTTCCTCCGCACCAACCCGATGATCACTGCAATCGAGCCGATCAACGAGCTCGGTGCTTCTAAGTCCGGCGGTTCGCTGAGCAAGGACCGTGTTGTGGTCTATGACCGCAGCCCCGACAAGCTGCAGCTGCATGTTCCCCAGCCTCTGGAGTTCCTGCCTCCCCTGCGCAATGCCCTCGAGTTCAGCGTGGCTGCCCACGCTCGCATCGGCGGTCTTGCCCTGTACTACCCGAAGAGCGTGATGGTGCTTGAGAAGGCCTGATTTTTCGGGCTTTTACTCAACCCATTCCTAAACGGGATTCTTTGCAACTCATCCAATCATGATCCTCGTCTACCGTCCTGAGCTTGAGAATCCTCCGATGGATAAGGAGTGTTCTATCTCCTTTTCCTTCGTTGGTGTCAACGGCAGGGACAACGTCCAGGTCAAATCGGGAGTCAATCGCGACTTTTCGAGTGAGATCTGGGAAAAGATCAAGGGTTACGACGTCGTTAGCAACCTGATGAAGCTCGGCGCACTGCGTGTCGAGACCGAGGAAGCAACAACGACATCGGCTCCGGTGTCTGAAGCAGCAGATTCACTGTTTGCTATGCCCGTCAGTCAGGCCATGGGTTTGATTGAGGACAGCTTCGACATCGATCAGCTGAATAAGTGGGATGCAGGCGAATCCCGTATTCGGGTAAAGAACGCGATTGCCAAGCGAATCACCGCTATCACTGAAGGTAACGGCTGATGGCAGTCCCTTCTACCAGTGCATTTGTAACCCGATTTCCCGAGTTCGGAGAGCAATCTCTGGATGTGATTTCAGGGGCGCTGGCAGAAGCGGGTCGGTATGCCCCCACAACTACGTGGGGGTCACTCCATACCGACGCTGTTAGTTATCTGACAGCGCATATTTTGGCAACGCGCACGATGCAAATAGGCCGTCAGATTGGCGCTTCGAGTGGCGAACCGTTGGGTAAGCATCTTGAAGCAACACTCTATGGACAGGAGTATTTGCGGTTGTTGAACAGCCTCACGCTGAGCGGCTTTGCCTTGTAGTCATGGTGATAGCGACTGCGACCATTGCTGAGTACGCCCCCTGGGGCAATGCTCAACTCGCCTTCGAGGTAGTCACTGGTACGTCGAGCACCGATGCAACTACGGGTAATACCGTCCCAACCACCGAGATCGTCGAATATCTCGCTGCTGTCAATCTTGAGCCTCCGAAATGGCAGGCCGACAAAGGCGTAGACGTCACGACATACTTCGTCCGCGGTCGACTGTTGACCCCCGCAGTGCTTGATAGCCGGATTACAAACGGTTCTCAAGCGTCAGCCACTGTGAATGGCTACAGGGGACGTTTTGAGTTGGTTGTGGATCTTTCGATGGAGCAAAACCATCGGGATGATTTGCGGCAGGAGATCGAAGGGATTTTCCGAGTTATCGGAGGACCCAACTGATGGCCCGTCGTCAACCTGCTCTTGACCTCGAACTCGAAGCTGCTTCCAGGGAAGCCATGAGGCAGCTATCCACCTGGCTTGACAACCGCTTCACGCAGGAGATTTCTGCATCGAAGTGGTCATACCCCACCCCACCACAAGTCAGGGACATCGTGGACAGCGGGCGTTTACGCGCCAGTCAGACACGAGTTGTCAATGCTGACGGTTCAGTGACTTTCACTTGGCCTGTCGAGTATGCAACTCAAGTCCACGAGGGCGGAGTAAGCGTTTCAGGGGATCGCTTCCCTGGGCGTGCTTGGACTAAGGAGCCTCTCGACGAAGCTTCTACTAAGTACGGCGAACTCTTACGTGCTGCTGTGCGGAGGCGTCAATGACCGTTCATGGATGCCCTCCAGTCACGCACATCCGTCAGGACATCGAGCGTTATGTGCTGAACCTGTACGAAGCAGACGGTACAACTTTGCGAGCTGAGGCCAACTGGCCTGGGTATTACACCTGGCCTAATGGCACTCGCATTCCTGCCGTGTACGTCGTAGGTGCAGCCATGGTTCCTTCGAGCTGGGAGATCACCGGTATCGAATGCACCATCGAGGACGTCCCCGAAATTCGCAGCCCTGGTTCATACAACGGAGTCCTGTCTTTCGAGACGTGGAACGTTCGTTTTACGAACTACGGCAACACACAGGGAACGCGGATGCCAACGACATTGCTGGAGATCAGCCGTCGTATGGCACGGGCGTTTCCTCGGGACCAAGTCACGTACATGGCCCGGACTGAGGTCACCTTTGAGGCCCTCACGGCCCGCATTAGCGGAGCTGTCTTGAACCCCCCGATCCCTTAAGGAGTCACCAAAATGGCCGACTACGCCATCGGGCTGTCGTTTCACAAGGCGCACCGGACCATTGTCCGTGCCGTGGACCTGACTGCCCCCTGCCGTTATTTCGCTACTCGCGATACTGCAGGACTGATCACTCTGCCCACCCTCGACACCGGCAGTGCCTACGTCGAGCTGCAGGGCATCACCAATACCAGCTTCAACATCTCGGACAACAACCAGGAGTTCCGCCTGCTGGGCGACGACGGTTGGTCTGATTCCGTGATCACCGGTTCTTCGGTGCAGGCATCTGTTACTGCCTACTTCCTGAAGGACGCCGAGCTCGCTGCTGGCGCTGCGTGCCCGACCTTCCGTGGCAACTACGACGAAGGTTTCAGCCTCATTCAGCGTGCCCGCTACAACAAGGACTTCGAGATCTACATCGAGTTCCTGAAGGAGCTTGGTCAAGCCAACGGTGCGACCGGCAACTACATGTATGACTTCACCGGTTTCAACGCGGTGATTCAGAACTACTCGGAGAACATGAGTGCCGAGGGTCTGACCGAGATCTCGTTCGACCTCGTCTCCCGTGGTCGCCCGGTGTTCGGTCGCCTGGATGCTGGCGCTTCTGCTATCAGCTTCGGCAGCGTGCAGTCGAGCTTGCTATTCCTCGTTAACGGCACTCGTCAGGCTGCTACTAGCCCTACTGACAACAACACCGCACATGCAGTTGGTGACAACCTGACCGTCACCTACACCACTGACGGTTCGACGGCAATGACCCAGCTTGCTCTGGGTCAAGCCAATGGTTCCGGCTACCGCCTCGAGGTCGCTTCGACCGGTGCTCGGGTTGCTGCAACGGTGACTCTGGCTGCCAACGTTGTGACCATCAACCCCGACGCCAACCTGGCTGCAGGCACCCTGTATCGCCTGGTTGTTGCCGACGGCGCTCTCCGTCAGAACGTTGATGCCAACGGTGCTGCTAACGCCAACGGCACTTCCCGCCCTGTGCAGGGTCTGACCATCAGCTTCGCTACCGCTCCTTGAGCTTGGTTTGAAGCTTGGATTACCAGGGGCTCCACTACGGAGCCCCTTTTTTCATGCCTTCATACGTTCATGCCATCATGCGATCATGCAGCACGATTTATTGATCGATCCGATCAACACAGTATTTGCGGTGAATTGTCGAGAGGAGGGCAACACACTGCATTGCGGAGCCCTCTATCTCGAACCCCTCGTCCAAGCGCAGTTTATACGCTTAGCGTATGACGGCGTTAGCATCCAAGTTGAACTGCCACTCGAGCTAGTTCAACAAACCGAGCCATATCGGGCTTGGGACATAGCTCTTCCTATTAGCGATGAGTAAGTACGCATCGATCCTGTTCAGCCCTGAGAAATACCACGAGATCGGACCGTTCAGGTTCCCTATCTACAACGATCTTGTACCAGGGGAGGCGAAGGGCATTGAAGATCTGAGTCGGAAGCAGTCGAAGTCGACATTTAGCTCGATCAAGCTTGCGCAGCGGATTGCAAAAGACAAAGGCATTACAACCAAGGAAGCCATCGACCTACTGAGTGGGGACGGTGCCGACGAGGAGATGCTGTACGACTACGCCACCGAGCTGGAAGATCTACAGAGGAACAGCCTTGGAGCAGTCGAGCAGCAGATTGCGTTCGTGACGCTGTTTATGCGTTATCGCGGCGAGGTCAAACTGCCAAAGTCGAAAGATTGGCAGCAGACCAAAGACTGGAGCGAGGAGGATACCGAGGCCATCCCGACCAAAGTGATGGAGGAAATCTTCCAGCTGATTACCTGGGAGCGTGACGGGTGGCCTGAACCTGAGGGAAAGGACGAGGAAGAGCAGGAGTTCAGCCCACCCCCGAGCAACTCCTAGAGGACAGCGAGCGCTACCTTAAATCACCCCTGACCGATTGGGACGGGGTGTATTTGAGGGTGCGAATGTCAGGAATAGGAGCTGACTATCCCCGAGAGCGTTTCCTGCGGACTCCGGTCTCAACGATTAGGCGTGTACTGCGCCATCTAGATGACCGTGAGCAGCGCAAAGCGAATGAAAAAGCGCTGACGACAGCAAGACTGACGCAGCTCGTGGTACAGATTGCGCACGGGTTCTCGGGGTCTAAGAAGACGCCGCCGAAGGTCAACGCAAAGGAGTTTTTGCCTTATCCGGAGTGGCGTCCGACCTCGGAAGAAGCAAACGGTCCGGACCAGCCGACAAAGTTCGTACTAACGCAGCTTGTGCGAGAGATGAGAATACCGCTGCACGTCTACACCGCGCTAATGACTGGTCAATCAAGCCAGCCATAAAATGCGCTAGGCGGATAGAGCGCAGCCGTGGCTGATTTTAGATTAAACGTCACGGCTGACACGCAGGAAGCAAAGCGTGCATTAAAGGATGTAGATCAGGCTGCTAATAAAGCGACACGAGAGCGTGCTATCAAGATCGATAGCAACTC